AAACGCACTTTTACTTTTGCTCGCGGCTATAAAAATGAATTTAAAGCCCATGAAATCAGCACTTTGCCTTTTAAATGGGTTGCTAACTGGACAGAAGCGTTAGAGAAATCAGAAAAAATGTTGGCAACATATTGTTAAACCGAGGGGAAAATCCCTCATTCATGCCCGAAAGGGTCTTTTTAGGAGCTAGTATGAGCATTACAGTAGAGCAGCACTCAACAGTCATCAAGATTGACCACGGTCACAAACTGATGATTGACAAGTTTGACGATGGGGCGCACCTATCTATCTTTTTCACAGGCGGCTATTCCTCAGTAGCATTAACCCGTGAAGAAGCCGAAGCATTGATTCAAGCTCTCCAGTTGGCATTGGAGGCGGCATGAAAAACATTGCTACCGCCTTAGTCAAAGCACAAAAAGCCTTTGGCCCTGCCCTTAAAACATCTACTAACCCACATTTCCGCAGTCGTTATGCTGATTTGTCGGCTTGTGTTGAAGCAGTCATTGATGCCCTTAATAACAACGGCATTGCCTTGATTCAGCGCAACTATGAGGACAACACAGGTGTTACTGTGGAAACCTTGTTTGTGCATGAATCGGGTGAAATCTTAGAGTGCGGCAAGTTGCACGTTCCTGCCAGCAAGCAAGACCCGCAAGGTTACGGCTCGGCTCTGACCTATGCTCGGCGCTATTCCCTAATGGCAGCTTGCGGCATAGCCCCAGAGGATGATGACGGTAACGCTGCTAGTCGCAAAGCCCCTGCTTATGACGCTGGTCGCCTGGCTGATTGGTTGGCAGAGATTAGCCAAGCCCCTAATGCTGATTCTTTGAAAGCGGTTTACACCGAGGCTTTTAAGGATACCCAATCAGACGCAGAAGCACAAAAGAAAATTATTGCAGCCAAAAACGCAAGAAAGGCGGCACTCTAAATGGAACAAAGAACAGATGATTGGTTTGCCGCAAGAATTGGAAAAGTCACAGCCAGCCGAGTTGCCGATGTGGTTGCAAAGACAAAATCGGGCTACTCAGCGAGTCGTGATAACTACATGGCGCAATTGGTCTGCGAACGGCTTACTGGCAAGCCAGCCGAGTCATTTAGCAACGCAGCTATGCAATGGGGTACAGAAACAGAACCACTAGCAAGGGCAGCGTATGAGGCAAAAATGGACGTTTTGGTTGATGAAGTTGGGTTCATCGATCACCCAAGTATTGTCAATAGCGGCGCTTCTCCTGATGGACTTGTGGGTATTGACGGACTTATTGAAATAAAGTGTCCCAACACAGCAACGCACATTGATACGTTACTCAGCCAAACAGTACCTAAAAAGTATGCAGATCAAATTTTCTGGCAGATGGCTTGCACTGGTCGTGATTGGTGTGACTTTGTATCTTACGACCCACGCCTCCCTTCAGACCTTCAGCTATTTATTAAACGTATTCCTAGAGACGATAAATACATTCAGCTCTTGGAAGCCGAAGTAATAGAATTTTTGACCGAAACGGCGCACAAAGTGGCCCAATTACTTAACTTGAAAGCATGAAATGAGCAGAACCATCAAAGAAATTACCATTGTTAGCGGCAAATACACTAACAAAGACGGTCAAGAAAAGTCACGCTATCAGCGCATTGGCTCTATGATTGAAACCAAGAACGGCCCAATGCTTAAGATTGACAGCATTCCAGTAGTAGAGGGCGGCTGGTCTGGTTGGGCTTACTTGAACGACCCTAAGCCGCAAGAAGGCTATGCTAAAAAGCCAAGCCACAATGATTCGTTTGACGATTCTGTTCCATTTTGATTAACGGGGGAAAGCGGATGCTGGTTACTTGTTCTAGACAGGGCACATAAAGAGACACCAGACGCAGCGAGTACCCCACTTTTTTAAGGAAAAATTATGTTGCCATTGTTAATTTGGGCTATTGAAGAAGTTGTAGAGGATGTTGCCGAGCATGAGATTAAATCTTTAGCTGGCGACTTAAAAGACAAGATTCTGAAATCAGCAGGCTTAGATCAAGCTGAAGTGCTGGCAGACGAAGAAGCTCAAAAGTTGATGCAATCTTTCAACATCTCAGACATTAGTCAAATCCGAGCGATTGAAGCAAACATTATTGCCAAGATAAACGATAACTTGAGCAAATAAAAAAAAGGGAACTGTTACGTTCCCTAAAGTCGCTCAAATTAGCAACTGCGATATAGAATTCTACTGCCAATAGGTTAAGCAGACAATCCAGGATGGTGGACTTAGGGAGTTTTTCTGCTTTCTGCCCTAACTTGTTGAACGCCCAAATGGACTATTGGCAATGACTTGGTTAAAATTCCAATGCTGGCATTGCTATGAGCGTTTAAGGGGTTTGCTCGATTTCCTCTTGGGGTCGTTTTTTTCAATGCCAGCACCTTGACTAAATTCCCCATTTTGTGATAATTGAGCCTGTTAGCTAACATTTATCCTAGGAGTTACCCATGCGTGATCTACCCATTGAATCGAAAAAAGAACGTGAAATGAAGGGCAAATCTGGCCTGAAAGACCAAGGTCATTTGCAAAATGCCGCTGATTACGTTCATGGTTGCCGCATTGGTGACCGTAACCACTTTGAGCCGCCAGAAGGCCCTGTGAAAGAGCCTACCCTGACCAACGGCATCCCCATGCTGCCCCAAAGCAACATCAGCTCTGGTCGTAAATAATGGCTACCAAAGCTCCCATGAAGCCTGCCAAAAAGGTAGAAGTAATCTCTATGCCTGTAAGGGACATGGACGAAGAAAAGAAGTGGCGGGCTGAGGCTGACTTGCGAACTTTGAAAGAAGCTCGTGAGATCGAATCCAATCGTTCACGCATGGCTGCGGCCAAGCGTTGTGCTGACGAGCAAATGAAAGCTCTGTCAAAAATTAAGACAATGAGGAAATAATCATGGCATATCTTGGCGTAGCAGTAAGCGACCCAGTTTTTGATACCGTGTTTGCTAACCAGCAAATCGGTTACTCCCTGGCTGCTGAAAGCACTGCAACTCAACTCACTAGCAAGGCAACTGCTGTTACTTGCAATTTCTCTAATGGTCAAATTACCATGAACAACGCTGCACTGGCTGCTGGCGCTGTGGTGACTTTTACCTTGAATAACAGCTTGATTAGCCCTCGTGACGTGCTGATCGTTAACGTATCTGGCGGCGCTGCTACTGCTGGTACTTACGTTGCGTTCATTTCGGTTATGGGTAACGGTTCGGCTACGATTGGTTTGCAAAACATCTCTGGCGGCTCGCTGTCTGAAGCTGTTAAGTTGAACTACGCAATCCTTCACGGTCAATAATCATGCCTTTGAAAAAATCGACAAGCAAAAAGGCGTTTTCTGAGAATGTGAAAGCCGAACTGAAAGCAGGGAAACCTCTAAAGCAATCAGTCGCTATCGCCTACTCAGAAAAACGTGAAGCTGAAAAGAAATCCCCTAAATCGAAAGCAAAAAAATGAGCATCAAAATCGTTCTTGAGCATACTATCGAAGAAGTAGAACACTTGTTCAAAGCATTGGAAAGCCATGCAAAGGCCCATAATGCGTTAATGGCAAGCGTTAAGCAACAAGCTGAGGCCCAATTGGGTACTGCTGCTCCTGCGCCTGCTGAAGAACCTGCTACGCCAGCTCAATAATGATTTGAGGGGTTAGGTTATGGCTACGATTGCCGATCTATTCAGCTATATCGACAGCCAAAAACGCAGACTTAGCGACACGGTGCAAAACCCTGTCCTAAGTTTGATGCAGGCTCTTGGTAACGCCAATGACCAAGCTCGCACGTTTAACCAAGCCCAACAAGCGGCTGCTAGTGAATGGCAAAAAACCAAACAGCTAAACGGCCCTGCTACGCAAAACGTAGACCGCATGATGGCGCAATCATTAGCGCCTGCTGGGATGACTGTTTATCATGGGTCGCCATATCGGTTTACAGCGTTTGACCCTAAGAAGATTGGTTCAGGGGAAGGCGCTCAGGCTTATGGGCATGGGCTATATGTTGCTGAAAATCCTGCTGTTGCAAAACAATACCAAAAAAATGTCAAAGACATGGATTCCATTCAAGCCTATAACAAAAGGCTAAAAGAATTGAGTCAGATCATGGATAGTGATTCAGTCTATCCAGGAGCTTACAGAAAGTTCAAGTCAGAAAAAGGCCAAAATGCCGCTGATGAGTACGATCATGTAATGGAAATGAGAAAGCAGAAATCTGTTGACCCTGGCAATTTATACAAGATTGACCTGCCAGACGAACACATTGACAAGATGTTGGATTGGGATAAGCCCTTGAGCCAGCAACCAGAAAATGTTAAGTCTGCATTAAAAAACATTGCAGACAAATTTCCCTCCATACCAGATTTTGATTTGAAAAAATGGATGGATGCCGACCCATTAGCTTCCACATGGCACAATGTATTAAATAGAGACTTAGGAGTAAGTCAACCTGATATTGCTTCAACATTGTCAAACCAAGGCATACCTGGGATTAAATACAATGATTCTGGAAGCAGAACAGGCCCAACAATGTATCATGTAGGTTCACCAGCAAAAGGATTTGGTGATTACACTCAGTTTGACAACAAGCTAAACGCATTGAATCAATTGAGCGTATTGAAGAACTTTGGTTTGCATGATGCAGAGCTTAAAGAGCAAGTAGCACCACAGACAAGAAACTTTGTTGTCTTTCCAGGCAATGAGGACATTCTTAAAATTCAAGACGTTAACGGAAACCCTATACAGCAATGACTACTGAAAAACGAGCAGTTGGTCGGCCTACACTTTTTAAAGAAGAGTTTGCAGACGACCTAATTAAATTCTTTGACATTCAGCCTTATAAAGAAGTTATTGAGGCTGACGGTAAGGGAGGGGAACGCACTCGGATGTTGCCGAATAAGTTTCCTACTCTTGCTCGATTTGCTTGCAATTGTGGTGTCACCAGAGAGACATTACACGATTGGGCTACTGCTAAAAATGCTGATGGTGAATTAAAACATCCAAGTTTTTCTTACGCATATAAAAGAGCTAAGGAATATCAGGAATCATTATTGGTAGAAGGCACGATGAATGGGGCATATAACGCTCCATTTGCAATCTTTAGTGCTAAGAATATCCTTGGCTGGAAAGATAAGCACGAGCAAGAAGTTACTGGTGCTAATTCTGGCCCTCTCGTTATTAGTCTGAATAACTTAGACGAATCAGCGTGAAGCTCCATGCAAAACAAATCGAGGCTCAAAAGCTACTGAGCAGCGATGTTACCTATGCCATGCTATTTGGCGGGTCAAGGTCAGGTAAGACATTCCTACTGGTGCGCCAGATCATCTTGAGAGCATTGAAGGCTCCAGGCTCAAGGCATACCATCCTGCGCTTCAGGTTTAACCATGTGGTGAACTCAATTGTTTACGACACCTTTCCCAAGGTGATGAAGCTGGCCTTCCCTGGTGTGGAATACAAGCTGGACAAAACGCACTGGTATGTCAAGTTTCAGAATGAATCTGAGATTTGGTTTGGCGGCTTGGATGATAAAGACCGCACTGAAAAGATTTTGGGCATGGAGTTCGCTACTATTTACTTGAACGAATCCAGCCAAATTTCATGGGGGCCAGTTGGGATTGCCATAACTCGTTTAGCTCAAAAGGTTAATCAAGTCATTGAGGGCAAAGAGCCTACATTGCTCAAGCCTCGGATGTATTTTGACTGTAACCCACCAAATAAAAACCACTGGACATATCAGCTATTCATTCTTAGGCGTGACCCAGACACCAAGATTAACTTGGCTAACCCTGAGAATTACGGCTATTTTCAGATTAACCCGAGGGACAATCAGGAAAACTTATCAGACGGTTATCTTGACACATTAGAGAACTTGAGCGCAAGATTGCGCAGACGGTTCTTGGAAGGCGAATTTACAGACGCTAACCCTAACCAGCTATTCCCTGATGAGGCTATTGATAGATGGAGGGCTGACAATGGTGACCTGCCTGATTTTGTTCGTGTTGTTGTTGGTGTTGACCCGTCTGGAGCAGGGGATAGCGATAACGCTGATAACGATGCAATTGGTATCGTGGTTGGCGCTCTTGGCGTTGACGGTAACGCTTATTTATTAGAAGACTGCACTGTAAAGGCTGGCCCTGCAACGTGGGGCAATGTCGCTGTGTCAGCTTATGACCGACATAAGGCTGATGTGTTGGTCGCTGAAACCAATTATGGCGGTGCAATGGTTGAAGGTGTTATTCAGGCTTCACGATCTAAAACAAACTTTAAAGCTGTTTCGGCAAGCCGTGGCAAAGTAATTCGGGCTGAACCGTTTGCATCTTTATACGAGGCAGGTAAAATTAGACACGCAGGTCGATTTGTTGAACTTGAAGACGAATTAAGCGGATTTTCTACGATTGGATTCACTGGAAGTCGCTCTCCGAACCGAGCAGACGCTTGGATTTGGGTTTTAACTGAGCTTTTTCCTGGAATGTTGCGTCAAAAAGTAGAAAAAAAGAAGTTAGAGACAAAACGACCCCAAAACTGGAATAACTCCCGAGCAGGGTATTGGATGTAAATATGGCTGATAAAGATTCTGACGTAGTAGCAAGAGCGCAACGCAACTTTAAGGCTTGCCTTGATTGGGAGCAGGACACTAAGCAGCGTTTTCGTGAGGACATTCGCTTCTTATACGCTGATTCAGACAACCAAGATCAATGGGAACCAGCGGTAAAAGCTCGTAGACGGTTGAATACTCAGCCAATGATTACGATCAATAAGACGCACACGCACTGGCTGCACGTTGTCAATCAACTGAAGGCCAACAAGCCAAGCGTAACCATTCACCCGACAGGCAACGAGGCAACTTATGAGGCTGCTGAAGTCTTTGAGGGCATTGTTAGGCATATTGAATACATCTCAAACGCTAAAGTCGCTTACGACATTGCTGCTGAAACTCAGGTTGGCGGCGGTATTGGCTACTGGACTGTCTCGACTGCTTATGCCAATGACGAATCATTCGATCAGGAAATCTTTATTAAGGAAGTGCCTGACCCAATGAGCGTTTACCTTGACCCGCATATTAAGAAGCGTGATGGGTCTGATGCTAAGTTTGGCTTTATCTATGAAGATATGCCTCTGGAAGAATTTAAGCAACGCTTCCCTAATACGCTGATTCCTATGGTTAGCCCTCAAGGTAATCAATCTTGGGTGACTAAGGACGTTGTCCGGCTCGCTACCTATTACGAGCTGGAGATGAAGAAAGAATGGCTCTATGCCCTGACTGATGCTGATGGAGGCACTAAGTTTGTCAAGCAGTCAGACATGAGCAAGGAAGAAGTCAAGATGCTCAATGAAGCTATCCGCATGGGTGCTGACATTGACCGCCGCCGTATTGACAAGCGGGTTATCTATAAATACTTGATTGGCGGCAATGAAGTGCTTGAAAAGGGTGTTTGGGCTGGCAAATATATTCCTATTGTGCGTGTCCCAGGCGAGGAAGTTGTCATTGAAGGCAAGTTAGACCGTAAGGGTCTCGTGCGCTACATGAAGGACGCTCAACGAGCCTACAACTACAATGCTTCTGCTGCTCTGGAATACGGTGCGCTCCAATCTAAGTCACCTTACCTTGCCCCTGTGGAGGCTATTGAGGGCTTAGAAAACTATTGGGCAACGGCTAACACTGAGAATCACGCCTATCTGCCTTACAACCATGCGGATGAATCGGGCAATCCTGTGCCAGCGCCAGCTAGAGCGCCTGCTCCTATGTCGGCTCCTGTCTATCAGGAAGGCATGATGACCGCTGCTCAAGAGTTGATGATGACCTCGGGGCAGTATGACCAGACTTTCGGCGCTCAAAGCCAAGAGTTGTCGGGCGTTGCTATTGGCAAGCGTGTTGCTCAGGGTGATCGAGTAACTTTTCACTTCCAAGATGCTCAGAATATGGCTATCCAGTTCACAGGCAAAATCTTGGTTGACTTGATTCCAAAAATTTACGACACCAAGCGCATTATTAACATCTTGGCTGAGGATGGAACTGAGCAAAAGATTCAGATCGACCCTGAGTTGAAGGTCGCCATGAAGCAGAATGAGGATAAAGAAGAAGGCGTTATTGAGACGATCTTTAATCCTAATGTTGGCACTTATGACGTGGTTGCCGAATCTGGCCCGAACTTTGATACCCGCCGCCAAGAGGCTTTTGAAGCTATGACCCAATTGTTAGGCTCAAATCCTGAGCTAGCACAGGTTATCGGCGATATTTACATGGGAACTGCTGATTTCCCAAGCTCAGACAAGCTCCAAGAGCGTATGAGGAACTGGATTCCTGCTAACATCTTGGGAACTGGCCCGACTCCTGCCGAGCAACAAATGCAGCAACAACTGCAAGAAGCTCAAGCAGTTATCCAACAACTTAGCCAAGAGTTGCAAGATAAGAAGATCGGTCAGACGATGGAGAAACAACGCTTGGATATGGACGCATTGAACCACTTGGCTTTGCGTCTGGAAAACGAGCGAGAAGATTTGATTAACGCTTTCAAGGCAGAAACCGAGCGCCTGAAGTTGTTAATCAAAGATGTGTCGCCTCAACAGTTGACAGGTATTACTGACAAGATGGTGAGCGAGATTGAACAGTCTCGTAACCCTGGCAGAGATGTAAGCCCTGACTATGTTGACCCGTCACAGGTGTTAGCAGCGGAAATCCCCACAATAACTCAATGAGGAAAAAATGAGCGAACTAATCGAAGCACAAACCCAAGAAGCAACAACTACCCCTGAAGTTGCTCCTGAAACAACCAAAGAAAACTCTTATCACGACCTGCCTGAATGGGCTCGCCGCCGTATGGGTGAATTGGCAGAGCAAAAGCGCACCGCAGCCGAAAAAGCCGCCGCCTTGGAAGCTCAACTAAACCAGTTTTCGCAAGCGCCAGCGCCAGCAGCACCTCAAGAAGACGTGATGAAAATGGCTCAACAGATTGCCCGCCAAGAGCTTGAGCAACGCCAATTTGTCGAGAAAATGACCTCGATTGAGCAGACTGCCAAGAAAGAATTTGGAGAGGACTATGACCGTTCTATCTCTAATTTGAGTATGGCTGGTGTGCAATCTAATGATTTTCTGCGGGCTTTGGCTGAGATTCCTAATCCTGAAAAGGTTTTGGTTTATCTTGGAAAGTCTGAGAATGTCGGTGACGCTGTAAAGATTGCGAATATGTCGCCTTTGCAAATGGGTATTGAGCTGACAAAACTTTCTACCAAAGCCGCTAAAGAATTAAGCCCTACAAAATCACGAGCGCCTGCTCCTGTGGCTGATGTAGATGGTTCTTCTAGCAGCCGTTCTAGTGGCGGTGCAGAGCCTCCAATGAGCGATACAGTTGCTTGGATGGAATGGCGTAAAGCTAATGCTCGCAAAAAGCGTTGATTAAGTAAAAAATCAGGTATAGAATAAGCATTAGGTTTAAGCCACCGTAAAAAGCTGTGTCGGGCCGTGAAATGATTGACTCCTGAAGGCCGAGGGGTAAAAGTAGGTTTCTTTTATTCTTTATCTTTTATTTGAAAGGAGCAGAGTTCATGACCACGAATTCGCTTTTGACGATTAACCAGATCACCAATGAAGCGGTGCGTCTGTTTACTCAATCTAATGCTTTCCTCCGTACCGTTAGCCGCCAATATGATGACCAGTTCGCTCGCACTGGTGCAAAAATTGGTTCAGCTTTGCGGATTCGCCTCCCTAACGATTACACCGTTAGCACTGGCCCTGCCATTACTCCTCAAGGCACTAACGAACAAAACACTACGCTGACTGTGGCAACACAAGCCAACGTGCCTGTTTCGTTCGGCACTGCTGAGAAAACCTTGTCTTTGGACGACTTCAGCGAACGTATCTTGGCTCCTGCCGTGAACCGTTTGGCTGCTTATGTTGCCGCTGACTTGATGAATGTGGCTGGTCAATCCGCTAACATCGTTGCTAACCTGTCTGGTTCTACCCTGTCTAGCCCCAACGCTACGACTTGGCTGACCGCTGGCTCGGCTCTCGACCAAAACTTGGCTCCTCGCTCTGATCGTAAGATCATTCTTGACCCTGTTACTCAAGCTCGCACCGTGTCTTCACTGGCTGGCTTGTTTAACCCTCAAGTTCGCATCTCCGAGCAGTACGAAACTGGCATCATCTCCAAAGACACTTTGGGCTTTGACTGGATGTATGACCAAACCACCCAAGTTCACACTGTTGGTACTTTTAGTGCTGGTACTGTGAATGGTTCGGGTCAAACTGGCTCTACCTTGACTGTTAACGCTATCACTGGTACTTTGAACCAAGGTGACGTGATTACGATTGCTGGCGTTTACGCTATCAACCGTTTGACAGGCGCTTCACAAGGTCAATTGCGTCAATTCGTTGTGACTGCTAACGTAGCCTCTGGCGCTACCAGCATCCCAATCTATCCCGCAATCGTCCCTGCTCCTGCTGCTTTCAACACTGTTACTGCTTCGCCTGCTAACAGTGCTGCTATCAGCTTGGTGATGCCTGCTTCTAGCCAGTATCGTCAAAATATCGCTTACTATCCTGAAGCGTTTACTTTGGCTACTGCTGACTTGGAAATGCCTACTGCTGGTGTGGTGCAAGCCGCTCGTGCCAACTTTGACGGTATCTCCTTGCGTATGATCGAGGCTTATGACGTTATGTCTGACTCCTTGATTACTCGTTTGGACATTTTGTACGGCTACGCTGCTATTCGTCCTGAATGGTCGGCTGTGGTTGCTGACATTGTCTAAACTGGAGACATATTACAGGGGCAAGCTCGTTGTCCCTGTATATACCTTCATTGAGTATCCTAAGTGGATTACTACGACCGATGGACAGTCGGTTGTAGTAAACACTAAGGAAGAAGAAATCGAGCTAACTAAGCCAAAGAGAGGCAGGCCAAAGAATGACTCAACCTCTGCCGACGACACCATCGGACATAATCAGCCTAGCACTGAAAACGGCTAACGTGATTGGCGTTGGTCAAACGCCTCTCGCACAGGACATTAACGACTGTTTTAACCAACTTAATATGATGATGGCGCAGTGGCAGCGCCGCCGTTATATGGTTTATGAGTTGGTTACGGTCTCCAAACAAGCTACTGGTCAACTGTCTTACACGATTGGCCCAGGTCAAGACTTCAACATTACTCGACCTGTTAAGCTGGAATTCGCTTACTTTCGGATGAACTCAGGCACTCCCTTGCCTGTGGACTATCCTTTGACTGTTTTGCGAGCGCAAGAAGATTATGACCGCATCTCAATCAAGAACTTAAACGCTTTTCCGCAATACATTTATTACGACACAGGCTTCCCTGTTGGCAATGTTTACGTTTGGCCTTTGCCAAGCAGCCAATATCAGATTTTCCTAAGCGTGATGGTGCAATTGCCTCAGTTCCAGCAGATCAACGACCAGATCGTTTTGCCTCCTGAATACTTGGATGCACTGCATTGGAACTTGGCTCGCCGGATTTGCGTGATGTATGGCTTGCCGATTACGCCTGAGCTGACAGGGTATGCAGAAGCCTCTATGCGGGCCATTGAGGAAGT